CGATTTTGATACTTACCACGATTCATTAATAAGCTGTATCAGCGATGAATTAGGAGTAGAAAAAGTCGATCCAAACGACATCTACTACTTAGGAAATGTTCAACATGGAGCGCCATTTCACAAGACATATAAGACCTATGCCATTAATTTAAACCAGTATTCCGATGAGCCTACTGGTTTTTCTTACTCTAATCCTAATGCTAAGCACGCCTTAGATAAAGTTAGGCTGAGCAGAGTAGTAAACGGCGAGGTCTCAGATTCACTAGTCCTATCTTGTACTCTTTTACTTCTTTCTTATATCTCAGAATAGAACTTTTTTAGAATTTTTTGTAAAAGAAAATAAAACAATATCTTATGTCAAGCTCAAAAGATGCAATTTCAGCATTTAATAAATTCAACGACCTTCTTGAGAAAAAAGTAAAATCAAAGGTCACTCTAATGGGATTTTCTGACATTGATGAGTATATTCCTACTGGAAACTACTTATTGAATGCACAGTTATCTGGTTCCCTCTTTGGAGGATATCCAAACACTAGAAGCATTGGGATCGCTGGAGATTCTGGTGCAGGTAAGACTTTCCTATGTTTAAACGCTGTTCGTGAGCTACAAAAGAAAGACTATTTTGTATTTTACATCGATACTGAGGGAGCGATAGACCGTTCAGACTATGAAAAGTTTGGAGTCGACCTAGACAAGTTGAAATACCTTCGTATGGGTCTAATCAGTGACGTTAAGTTCTTCATCAATGACTTTATTGACACCATGAAGGAAACCACCGGTCTGAAGGCAGCAATCTTCGTAGATTCAGTAGGTATGTTAGATACCGACAAGAGTAAAAGAGACATGGATGCAGGTAAGAACGCAGCCGATATGGGTCTTAGATCTAAAGAACTAAGAGCGATGTTTAAGTCGTTTACTCTCGATCTATCTAACCTAAAGGTTCCTTTCATTTTTACTAATCACACATATGCCTCAATGGATCAATACACTCCAAAGGGTATGTCTGGCGGCGGAGGTCCTGAGTTTTCAGCTTCAATCATCTTGATGTTGAGCAAAGGTACTCTAAGAGACGAGGCAAAGACTACAACAGGAATCATAGTTAGATCCAAGACTAGAAAGAATCGTTTAGCTAAACCGATTGACATAGAATTTCACATATCCTTCCATAAAGGTATGAACAAGTTCGTTGGACTAGAGCAATTCGTAAATTGGGAAAACTGTGGAGCGGGTAGAGGAAATAAGCTAACTGAAAAGGAGTTTTCTAAGTTAAAAGCAGACGAACAGTCGCTATGCTCTGAGTTTGAAGTAGGAGGAGAAAAGTTTTACTTCTTACCTAAGAAACTAGGAAAGAGCTACGTGATTCGTCACAGTGGAGACTTGGTCCCAGTTAAAGACTTCTTTACTTCTAAGCTATTTACCGATGACGTCCTAAAGGAACTTGATGAAAAAGTAATCAAACCAACTTTTAAATTCCCTGAAACTCAAGAAGAAATCGATCTTTTAGAGAATGATGAGTTATCAAATCTTAACGATGACGATGACACTCTTAATTAAGGAAGACCTTCCCATAAAATACTATCTTGGTTTACATGGAGAGGAATCAGTGCGAGATACATTCTATCCCCTATTTGAAATTTCGCAATATCTGATTAAAGTACATAACGCCAAGACAAAGGAGCTCGAAATGAGCTCCTTTAAATTTTCTTCGAAGTCTCTAAAATATGTTTTTGGAGATAAGTTAAAAGATGAAACCTTTAAGGAAGAGATAGTTCAATCTTTAAAGGAACTACTAAAGGAAGACTACCTTGTTTCAAAAGGCGAGTCGATCCTGTTTACAAAAAAAGCATTAACACATTTTTATCAGATAAATGATTGATTTCACGGAAAATATTGACTCTTTAGAGAAAATGGTTTGGAACTTTTTGCTTAACACCAGAAATGATGTTAACGACATTAAGCCGAGCAACCATGACTCTTTAAGAAAAGAAGAACTTATCACCATGGTTAAGCCGAGTTATTTTAACGATGACCTTCGACAAGAATCATTTAAGGTGGCTCTTAAGTTCTTTAAAGAGTACGAGAAGATTCCGAATCCAAAAGAATTAAGAAACTATCTAGAACTACTTAACTGTTCAGTAACTGATGAAGAGTTTGAAGACCTCTATGCTTTTTCATTAAGCGAATACAATTATGATTACCTTTACAAATACGTAAGGTCATTCATTCTTCTTAGAAACCTAAACCTAACTGTTGCCGATCTTTTTACCTATCTAAAGACTACTGCAATCGATCCTGAAAACATCGATCAAATCTCACAAAAGGTAAGAAATGACATAAGTAACAAGCTTGCCATAAACTTCTCAAGCGGAGACAGTGGACTTAACTTCTTTAATCCTGAATCCCACATTCAGATTTCTAAAACAGGTAGCCCTACCGGTTTTCCTTTTTTGGATAAGGTTCAAGGTGGAGGTTGGAACTCCAAATCCCTAGTCGTATTTCAAGGTCGACCTAAGGTCGGTAAGTCAATGGTACTTGGAAATATCGCAGCTAGATCATTCTTAGCAGGTAATGTCACTGGACTAGTTACTGTGGAACTCGCTGATCGTGCTTATATGAAACGTATAGGTTCAAACATCTTAAGCATTAAATCAGACGATTATGCTCGAATAACAGATGAAACTGCTTCTAAGCTTATTAGAGACAAGATAGACGAACTAAAGGCTAGCGGAAGGCCAGTCGGTGAACTTATAGTCAAAGAGTTTCCAACCGGTGGAGCAACCGCAATCGACATTGAGAACTACTTCTTACGACTAGAACAGAAAATGAACAAAAAGTTCAAGATAATAGTCGTTGACTACTTAAATCTTCTTAGACCTATCAAGGATCAAAACGGTCTATATGAAAAGATCAAGATGATTTCTGAGGAGCTTAGAGGGATCGCAATGAGAAATGAATGGTGTATAGTTAGTGCAACTCAAATCCGTAGAGAAGACGTTGATAACTTTGACTTAGGGATGGACGCAGTTGCTGAATCGTTTGGTTTGATCCACACAGTCGATGCTTTATTTGGTCTGATGCGAAGCCCATTAGAAAGCCGAATGAAGATTAAAGTTATTGCAAATCGTGATAATGGTTATGAGGAAAGTTACAAGTTCTATTCCATGCACAAGGACTTCTTTAGGTTAGCTGAGGAAGTCGGCTCAAACAGCGAGTTCTATAGTGATGACGAAGAAGTAAATAGAATGGCAGACGAGCTTCGCGAGGAATATCAAGAAATAGATAAAAAAATAGAAGAACAAAAGAGTTCTCCGGTAAAGACAGATGAAGATTATGATTCCCTCTTTGCCTCAATATAAAATAATTAAATCTAATGTCAAAAGATGATTATGAAAACGATGAAAACCTAAACGGATCAGAAGAATTCGTACACAAAGAAGATAAGATCTTCAACAACCGATACAATACTGGAGAAGGGTTACGCGACACTGGCGAGTATGAGTTCTCAAAAAAGATATCAGTATCGTCTGACTATTCAGACTCATACCTAAAGGATGTTTATGAATACGAAGAAAACCTAGAGACACAGTTTATCATGGATGGAATATTTGATACCATCAAAAAGGATGACTCACTAAATAAAATGGTCTTTCATTCAATCGACAACTCTCTAGTATTTAAGAATAAATTTGCTAAGGATGAAATAAACGTCATCTTTAATAAGATACACACTTCATTGGACGAAGTAGGTCAAAACACCACCTTTTACAGTCCAATTTATGTTTTAGAAGCAATATCTTCTTTTTCTGGTTTCGACTATAAAAAGATATTTGATGCCCTAGACACAGACGCTCAAGAGCTACTATTAGTTGAACTTGACAAGAAATATAACTTCCTAGACGGAAAAATGCATAAAAAAAGAATACACTAATGACTTTTATCAAGCTAACACATTTATCAGGTTCAGTGTATTTGAACCTAGACCAAGTAGTAAGCATCGAAGAGACTTCTACAGTTGACTTAACTATTTCTGATAATACGAATGCCTCACCTACTGTTTATTCTTTTTCAAGCGCAAGCGATAGGGCAGAAGTCGTCGCTAAACTTGAAAGCATAGTTAGAGTAATAGACATAGACACGTTAGCTGCACAACAATGATATTAGAAAACATTAGAAAGATATTCGTTCTAGGCGATCTGCACCTTGGTGTGAGAAATAATTCGCTAGAATGGTCAGAAATACAATACGACTATTTAGTCAATTTCTTTTTAAAGAAGGTTGATGAAGAAGGATTTGACCCAAAAACAGACATACTCGTACAAGTAGGGGATTGGAATCACGTAAGAGAATCGACTAATACTCGAATCTATAAGCTCTCAATAAAGATAGCTGAAGCCTTCACTAAGAAGTTTACTAGAGGAGTCTATGTGATACTTGGAAACCATGACGTTTACTACAAAGATCGAACAGACACCCATTCTTTAGAAGGTTTTGATAAGATATTCAAGAACTTTCACATATTTGAGAAGCCTGAACAGTTAAAGATAAACTCTCACAAGTTCTTAATGCTTCCTTGGATAGAAAACCTAGAAAACCTAAAGTCGGAGATCAAGAAGAACTCTTCAGCCACTCACGTATTCTGCCATACTGATTTTAAAGGATTTAACCTAAATAAGGTCACAAAGCTTGAACATGGACTAGAAGCTTCAGACATAATTGATTTTAAACGAATATTTTCAGGACACATACACATCCGCCAAGAAAAAGGAAACGTTCTTTATGTTGGAACTCCTTATGAGATGGACAGGGGAGATAGGGGAAACGAGAAAGGGTTTTATGTACTAGACGTCAGTGGATCTGAAGTGACTGAGAAGTTTGTTCCAAATACTCTATCTCCAAAACACCTAAAGTTTGAGGCAACTGACCTATTAGACTTTAACTTAGCAGAATTAAAGAACATTTTTCACAATAACTTCGTAGACGTTTCAATCGAGTCTAACTTTTCACAAAGGTTCTCAATTGCAAGGTTTACTGATCTAGTTAAAGACTTAGGCCATCGTCGATTGGAATTTTCGTCATATTCTCTAGAACAAATAAAGTCTAGAAGCGAAGTTGAACTAGATTCGACCTATGAGTATAACATATTCACGATACTTGATGAGAAGTTATTGGAACTAAACCTACCGAACTATCAATCTATTCAGATAAGTGATAAATTCAAAGAAATATACGATTCGCTTAGAAACACAAAACACTACGATCAATGAAGCTTTTAGAGTTCTCCTATAAGAACATACTTTCATATGGAAATAAGTTACAGACCTTCAAGTTTGATGATGGTCCTAAGCTTATATTAGTAGAGGGCGAAAATGGTGCAGGAAAGTCTTCAATCAAAGAAGCTCTGACTGTTTCGATATATGGAAGGTCTGCGATTCGTAAGATGAAAGACATTCCTAATTGGATAAACAAGAACGCATATACTCAAGTCAAGTTTGAGACTACTTCAGGTGAAACTATTGAGTTAGATCGAGGAATAGACCCTAATTTTAGCAACATAAAGATAAACGATAACGTCTTTAACTTACCCGATAAGAGAAAGGTTGATGAGTTTATTGAAGAAGAGCTATCTAAGATTCCATTTAGCGTGTTTTGCAACACGATAAGCCTTTCTTTTGACGATTTCAAGTCATTCGTCAACCTAAGCAAAGACGATAAGAGAAAGATAGTCGATAGGATATTTGGAATAGACATTCTTTCTGACATGCGAGCTAAAGTAAAAGAGTCGTTACGAGAAATAAAGAGCGAGTCTGATTTACTGGAGTCCTCAATATCTAGAAACCAAAGAAACTTAGAAACCTACTCAGAGCAGCTCTCTTCGCTAAAGGAAAAGCTAACAGTTAAGAAACAAAAGATAGAGGGTGAGTTGATTGCTGCGATCGCAGAGAAGCAAGCAGAATTAGACCAAAACACCACGGCTCTTTCTAATCTAAAGACTCAAATGGATTCGGTGAATTCCCTATTAAAGTCTTCTGAAGAAGAGGTTAATAAGATCAAGAATGGAATACGCGACCTAAACTCTAAATTAGAAGTTTATTCTAAGAATCGATGCCCTCATTGCTTGAATGACCTTCATTCTGACTCTTCTCTAGAAGTAAAGAGTAAGATCGAAGAGAAATTAGAAGAGCTAAAGGTTTCTCTACCTGAAAAACAAAAAGCCTATTCTGATCTAAACTCAAAACAGACCTCTTTTTTATCTGAAAAGACTGATTTAGACTCTTCGAAGTATTCAATTTCTGCAGACTTAAACTCACTCAAGAAATCACTTGCTGAATCTCAAAAAAAGGATGAATCAGACGACTCGTCAGAATCACTAGTACAGATAATAGAATCAGTCAAGACTCAAATAGAAGAAGATAAGACGACACTAGCCTCCTTTACTGAGAAAAAGGTGATATATTTAAGCTTAGACGACCTGCTATCTGATTCTGGAATAAAGAAATCAATGATTGATAAGATAATTCCTACTCTAAATGCTAGGATTCAAGAGATATCTGAAAAGTTAGAATTTAAGTTTGCTTTTGAGTTTGATAACGAATTCGATCCTCACATAACATACTTAGGGCTAGACATATCACCGGAAAGTCTTTCCAGCGGACAACGTAAAAAGATGAATTTAATAGTCTTATTAGCATTCATTGAGATAATCAAGATGAAACATAGCCAGATGAACGTGATGTTCTTGGACGAGATCTTTAGTTCATTAGACAAGAACAACGTTTATAAGTCGATCGCGATCCTAAAGGAATACGCTAAGAAGTATAACATGACAATATTCGTGGTCTCACACGAAGCCTTACCTGAAGAATTCTTCGATTATCGAATAATAGTAAACCAAGTAGATCACTTTTCAGACATGGAAATAGTAAAGATCTAACTTTATTTGAAACCTTTTTACTCTTTCTTAATATAATACTTATATGTTAACTTACAGATCTGAAACATTTGCTGGGGCCTATCAAAAAAGCCTTATTGATTTATTTACTTTTCCTGAGTATGTCACTCGACCTAGGGATATGGAGATTAAGGAGAATTGTGACGTTGCTCTAATCATAGAAGATCCTCTTTCGTGTCTTTACGAAAACCCGGTTCGTTCTTCTCAATTCAAATACATTTCGGCTGAACTCTTATGGTATTTCATGGGAAGAAACGATGTTGAATACATTTCAAAGTTTGCTAAGTTTTGGGAATCGATTCAAAACGAGGATGGCACAGTCAATTCAGCATATGGTCATCTCCTGTTTTCTACGCCAAACGAACATGGATTTACTCAATATCATTGGGCATTTGAATCCTTAAGAAAAGATAAAGATAGCAGACAAGCAGTGATGCACTTCAATCTACCTATCCATCAAAGGGTTGGAAACAAAGATTTTGTGTGCACGATGTATGGAATCTTCCAGATACGAGACAACAAGCTTAACCTAACGGTTAGCATGAGAAGCAATGATGTGATCCTAGGATTACCTACAGATATCGCATTCTTTGCTACTTTACAATCCCAAATGTTATTTCACTTAGTGACGCACGGTGGAGAAGAATTTAAGGAGTTGGAACTAGGTACATACACTCACATTGCAAATTCTTTTCACGTTTACGAAAGACATTTCGATCTAGTTGAAAGAATGATTAAAGAAGAGTTTGAACCACTCAAGATTCCTCAAGTTAGAGAAGAACTGGTTTCAGTAGAAGGTAAGCCTTCTCCTCTATTTAATAGACTGTTCTCTACTCAAAACGATGCTTCTTCAACCACAGGAGATGAATTGATGACTTGGATAAAAAATAACCTAAACTCATGAGACAGTTTCTAATAAGCATAGCGACTTTTTTCCTAACTGCACTTATCTGTCAGTATGTTTACATTTGGACAGGACTAAAGAGCATATTTGGAGTCGAACCCAACTATATGCAGTGGATTTCAATAGAGCTAATAATCAACATTTTAGTAGTTGGACCATTAAATAAAACACCAAAAGAAAAGAATGACTCAAAAGGATCTAAAATATCACTTGACTTACCTTAAGATGGCCACTGAGTGGTCCGCTCTTTCTTGTTGTAAACGCAAGAAGGTCGGCGCACTGATAGTAAAGGACGGAACCATAATTTCTGATGGGTTTAATGGAACGCCTAAGGGTTTTCCAAACGATTGTGAAGACGCTAACGGTGACACTCACTGGTACGTTCTTCATGCAGAAGCCAATGCGATGTTAAAGGTAGCTAGGTCTACTCAAAACACAGATGGAGCTACGTTATACGTCACATATTCTCCTTGTAAAGACTGCTCTAAAATGATAATCCAGGCTGGAATAAAGAGAGTCATATATCGAGAAGAATATAGAGACATTTCTGGAGTAAAAATACTTAGAGAGGCTGGCATAGAAGTCATCCACTTGGACATATAGGATGGAGAAGAGAAAGATAGAAGTCGTTTTTGTTAGAGAATACAAAAGCTTTATAGGAGCCTTTTCTAAAAAGAGCAAGACTGACTATATTCTCAATGTTACTAAGATCGTAAAAGACAAGTTTAACACCAGATTCATCGTACCGAATAAAGTACAATCCTTTTTGCTAAACTATGAAGTAAAAAAGCTTTTAGACAAGGCAATCAAGGTAAAGAATAAGAAATATACAAGAATCATTTACTTGAATGCTAACCTATCGATTAGCACAATATTGAATTCTATAGATTTCATTAACGAGGAATACCAGGAAATAGAATTTGATTATCTAATGATTCCATCAAAAGACTTAGAAGAAGATGAAGAGATAATCTCTCATCCTAAGATAGCGATCTTGAACTTAATAAAAGAAGATTAGCGATTTAAGTCAGCTAAAAACTTATCCATTTCTTCTTTAGTTAATCCTAGTGGATTTTCAGCATCAGTTGGATTTAGACCATACTCATCAGACTCTTCAGATCCTGTTCTACCAGAACCTTCATATCCTCTTAATCTAGCTTCAATTTCCTTAATATCAGATGTAGCTAAAGGTAATCCTTTATCATCGTATGGGGTAGGATAATCAGTTTCATCCGTTCCTTCCGGATAAGTGTCTTCTGGATAGTCTTCAGGCATGAATCCTTCTTCTGGTTCATCGTTTTCGTTTACAAAACGACTAAAAGAAACAACGTTCGTGTTTTCGTCTATTTCTCCAACCTCAACCGTTGGATATGCAGTCAAGTATGGATCAGGATAAGTAAAAGGTTTTTTACCTTCTTGTTTGTACACCAAGTCATGAGTCATTGCCTTATATGTAGAGTCCCATACTTTATGTGAGAATGCAGGATCGCGTTCAACAGTTCTGCGATATTGAGCAAGCTTAGGGCTCTTATCTATTGACTTACCCTTAGCATCTCTTGAAGGAATAGCTGATTTAGGTCCTCCGAAGCCAGGCTTCTTAAGGTCCATGTAATCTTCAAATCCCAATAAGTCTCTTCTGTGTGTGTTGAACATTTCCATATTCTTATACGTTTATTTGTCCGATTCTAGTTTCGATCCAGTAATCGGCTCTATACTTCATACTAAGTTCATATATTCCAGTCGCTGTGTAGTCCAGCTCCATTGACTTAAGTCCACCGTTTGGAATGATTGATGGAAACTTAAACTCTCTAAAGATCTCACCAGCCTTGTTAAAGATAACTACTGCACATTCACCTACGTAATTTCTTTTAAGACCTTGGGCACCGCTTTGTGGATTGTAAACTATATCGTTCCAAGCTCTTAAGATGTTGTAAACGTATGCGTCATTCTCCTCATTCAAGTTGACAGTAAAGCTAATGTCAATGTCCGCTGTAGTAGTGTCTGGAACCGATGCAGCAAAGCTACGCTTTGCGAACTTGTACTCTTGATCAACTAACTGACCTGCCGAATTAACATCAGGTAGACCCGATATCTTAGTTACGTGTTCAACGAGTAAAGCAACGTTTGGTCCACTGACTACCGGTGGAGGCGTAAGAATTACTTCAAATTGGTTTTGGTAGATCGGTTCATAGTAATTAACCGCTGCCGTCGAGTTTGTCCAATACGGTAAACCTGCCATTTTGTGTAGATTATTTTTAGTTATTTATTTTTCTTTCCAGTGAATTATCCACCTTTTGTTTTTTCGCTAGGAGGAATTGCTTTTGCAATTTCAGTAGAAGTCTCTTCGTCTGATTCAGCTTCACCGCTTTCCTCTTCTCCTTCTTCTGGTTCAATTACAGGAGTCGATCCTTTTTCCTTGAATATTTCGTCAAAATCAATTTCTGTTTTAAATCCTACTTGCGCTGATCTGTTATTGTAAGTATCGATCTTTGCAGAGTCTCCTGAGAATTCAAGATAAAGAGAAGGTAATAATGTTCTAAATATCAAGTCATTTGCGTTATCGATAGGATCATACATCATTGCCTTCGAGATAGGTGGAACAGTTTCGTTGTCTATCGCCATTCCATCAAACGGAGCACCGCTTGCATAGATCTTAAATCCATTCCAAGAATTTATGGGCTGTCCGTCTAAAGTATCTACCATTCCAGTAGAAAGCTTTAAGGTACACGTAGGTCTTCCTGAGTCTACACTACTTGTTGATATCTCCCTAAGAACGACTCTTTTTGCTTCGAATCGTATCTGTATAGTAGTTCCTTTAAAGTATTTGTCGTTTATCGCCTTTCTTTCTTCTGAAGTAGGTGGAACGTTAACTGGCTCTGGATTAGGATTCTCCTGTACTACAGGCGGTTTTTCTTCCTCTTCTGCAGTTTCTTCAGTGTTTTGGGATTCTCCATCAGTCGTCATTAGTTGTTGAGAACCTCCAGTGGTCGTTAGTTGTTGAGAACCTCCAGTAGTCGCCGGTAGGTTTGAAGAGTCAGCTTCATTCTTGGCTCCAGGTAAAGCTATCTGTTTTTGTCCTTGGCCAATTTCACCAGCCACTGTTGAATCTTCGCTCGGCTTGTTCTTGTTCTTTGCTTCTTCAGCCTTTCTTAAAGCTTCAGTAAAATCGATGTTAGCTAGTTCATCTTCTTCTGGTGGAACTATGTCAGGAATTCCGCCTCCGATAGGGTCTTTTTGAGTAGACGCTATTCCGTTTATCTCATCAGCGTAGCCCTTAGAAAAAGCCATCTTAATGTATTCAGTAGCAAGATCTAACTTTCTCTTGAATAGATTGACTTCACTAAGTACTACGTAATTTAGGGTAGCATAACCCTCCATGAATTTTAGGTCTGGATAAACGTCTACTTGATGTAGCTTTCCTTCTACCCAACGTTGATCATATTTAGCTTCGCCGTCAACTATTGACCATCTCATGTCATAACTTAAGATCGCTTGAAAAACAAAGCCGCCGTCTTTTATTTCTGAGGCGTCGTCATAAGAATTTTCAAATAGCTTATGCATTTCGTTCTTTTCTGTCTCGGGTTCTTCTATAATTCTTCCAGATCTCGTTATAGATGTTACACGAAGCTCCTAAGAAGTTAATGATTCCGACGTATTTTTTCTTGTCTTCACCATCCATGTTAGCAATCTTAACACCCAATCGCTTGGCGTCGTTCACCGTCAACTCTTCGTCTTCGTCTTTTCCGACTAGCTTTTTGAGATCGCCCTTCTTTTCAAATAGAGCGTATTGTTCAAATCTTTCGATTGCTCTTTTCATTTAAGGTTAAATTATTTACCTACGATATTCTTCTTCTTAGCAGTTGCCATGTAAGATTTAGTGTACTTATCGATGTGAGGAGTACCTTTTCCTTTTACAGGACCTTCAACTAAACCTTGATTAAGTTTTGCAGAACCGTTTTTGTCATGAGCTGCAACGTTAGCTTTACCTCTATAACCAGACTCTGCTCTTTTGAAAGCTGCCATGAACTGATTGTAATTCATAACTGGATTTGCCATTGTATCTTAATTTTTTTATTATTTATCTTTTAATCTAAGCTTTTTTCCTGTAATTAAAAGTTTAAGTGTTAAAGAATTTTTAGTATTCTTATGTTATGCCGGAATTAGCAGAAATACGAATAATGTCAGACTATATAAATGATGTCTGCGATAACAAAGACTTTACTAGCATTTCTTTTTCTGAAAGTGCAGTTGCTAGGAAGCTAGGAATAGTTCAACCTTCAGACCTTCAGGTATTTCGAATATCTGCGGAAGCCAGAGGAAAAGAACTGCTTCTTTCCATCATTCAAGGAGAAATCTTTATGAAGATGAGCTTCTCTATGGGAATGTCAGGTCACTGGAAGTGGATTAATGCGGGTGAAGAGCCTCCAAAACACACGCACGTTAAGTTTAATGCAATTGGATTCTCATCGTTGTGTCTAGTCGATGTACGTAGATTCGCAAAATGGAAGGTAGTTGAAAGTTGGTCTCAAAACAGAGGGCCTTGTCCTGTAGAAGAGCATGATTCTTTTTTAGAGAACATTAGTGATAACTTGAAAAGATCCGCATTTTCAAAACCAATATGTGAAGTGTTACTAGACCAAAGATATTTCAATGGAATAGGCAACTATCTTAGGGCAGAGATACTATATCGTGCCTCTCAAGATCCATTTGAGGAAGCTAGAAAGGCCTTAACTAAAAATCCATTGATCACCGAATTATGTAAAAGACTTCCTCTAGAAGCCTATCAATTAGGTGGAGGCCAGTTAAAGGATTGGGAGAGTCCATTTAAGATTCCAAGGTTTAGTTTTGGGCAGTGGATCCAATGTTATGGAAAGTCTCAAAAAAAGATAGATGGGACTGGGCGAGCCATTTGGTATCACGATAGCCAATTAAAACCAAAAGCCGATCTCTTAGTTCTATAGAAAGAATTAAATTAAACAAGATGCGATTTAGATTTCTAAAACCAAAGTTTAGTAAGAGGGAAGAGGAGATAGTGAAAGTATGTTGTGAAACGACTTTAAAGTCAATACTAAAAAGACAAAAAGAGGGAAAGACTCAACCCATTGAAGATGAAGTTGCAGTTGATCTTAAAACGATCATAGAAAAGATATAGATGGCAAATAGCGCAGAGATTGAACTTGAGTTTGAACCTAGAGAACAACAGGCTCAAATACTGGAATTCGTAAAAAACGAAATAGATTCCGGTAAGAAGTTCATAATGATCGATGCACCGACTGGTGTAGGTAAATCATACGCAGCTGTCATGATCTCTGAATGGTATCGTAATGGGTTTGCTAAAAAGGCAAAGATCGATATCTTAACAAACACGAAATTACTGCAAGAACAATACATAAGAGACTTTCCGTTTGCAGCTAACCTTAAAGGCAAAAGTAATTATTGGTGTAGGACACACAGCATGAATTGTGGAGAAGCAACAGTATTGAATCAAGCAGCCAAATCAAGCTGCACCGCTTGTCCATATAAGGTAGCTCAAGGTAGATTCTTACGTAGCCCACTTAGCATCACAAACTTTCACCTGATCACGGCATATTCAATGTATTCGCCAGACATGTTGGCTGAACGTAAGTCTAGGCTCTTGATAATAGATGAGGCTCACTCTTTTGAAGAGACCTTTTGTGATTTCATCTCATCAGTATACTCAGAACGTTCTTTAAAGCTTCTTGAGATATGGAGAGACTGGATGGAGAAAGACCTAGAAAACATAACTTCTCTTAACGAGTTATCTGAGTATGTCGCTGATGTCCTAATTCCTTTGTTGGGAGATAGGGCTGAGGAACTCATAACTGAGGCAAAGGAGATAAGAAACAAAAAGAAGAAGCTTGAACTACTAAGAAAGGCAGACCATGCCGATAAGGCTCTTTGTAAGTTCGGCAGATTCGTAAAAGATAAAGAAAACTACGAGAGCAATTGGATCTTTGAAAAGGATCTCGATCAGTTTGGTAAAATAAGGATCCTAGCGGAACCTATTTGGGGAAACATATATCTAAATGATCTATTTTGGAGAGAGTATGATCACGTGATTATGATGTCCGGTACCATTCTTGATCGGGACCTTTTCTCTTTTATTATGGGAATAGAAGGCGAAGACGTTAGTTATCTAAGCCTTCCTTGCCCTTTTAAACCTGAGAAAAGACCAGTCATCTATGCAAAATTCGGCAAGATGTCTTATTACAATAAGAAGGACACCTTCAGTAGAGCAGTTCCAATCATAGACGTGATTCTTAAGAAAAATTATCAGGTGAAAGGAATAATACACACGTCTACCTATGAATTCAGTAACTGGATAAAGTCCTCAATTGAAGATGCTAGGTTGATATTCCACGATTCTTCCACTAGGGAAGCTTCTTTAGAAAAACACCTAAAGTCTGAAAAAAGCACAGTGCTGGTCTCACCGTCTATGATTAATGGAATAGACTTAAAGGACGATTTTTCTAGGTTCCAAGTGATTCTTAAGGTTCCTTTTCCGAACCTCATGAGTAAAAAGATAAAAAAGAGGCTTGAAACTCGTCCAGAATGGTACAATTGGAAGGCCCTGATCGACATTTTACAGGCTTATGGTAGATCAATAAGAAACGAGGAAGATTGGGCAGAGACCTACATTCTTGACGAATGTTTTGATCAGATCCTACAGACCACTGACGTTCCTACCTATTTTAAAGAGGCACTAAAGATAAAAAAATTAGCGAAAAAGTAATGGCTAAAAAATCAATAGAAAGCAAGTATCAAAAACTAACAGACACAGAACACGTTCTTCTTAGACCGTCCATGTATATTGGATCTGTTGCGATTCATACTGGTGATCAATACCTATATGATGGCGAAAAGGTGACGATTGAAGAAGTTCACTACAATCCAGGATTCATTAAGATCTTTGATGAGATCGTTTCAAACTCAGTGGATGAACACAGAAGAAATCCCAAGTTAAACGAGATCAGAGTCACAATAAACCTAGACACAAATGGAATAATCGTTTGGGACAATGGTGGTATCCCAGTAGAGAAGCACCCAGTCCACAAAGAATGGATTCCAGAAATGATTTTCTCTAACCTAAAGGCCGGTTCAAACTTCGATGACACTGAGCAACGAACGGTTGCTGGAACAAACGGTGTCGGTTCCACATTAACTAACATATTTAGCAAGACTTTCTCAATATCTACCTGTGACGGCACCAATCGATTTGAACAGACCTTCACAAATAACATGAGCAAACGGTCTACTGCTAAGATCAATCCTGCAAAAAGAGGATTTACTGAAATCGAGTTCTTTCCAGACCTAGAAAGATTCAAGATGAAGAAAATCGATGAAAAATCGTTTCAAATACTCTTTAAGAGATGCTTAGACCTAGTCGCATGTAACAATAGACTTACCTTAAAGCTGACCAAGATAAAAGACGGTCAAAAAAAGGACTTTGTGCTTAAGTTTAAGAGCTTTGATGAATACATCAAGCTTTATGCAGATGAGTACTTCTTTGAAGAGACTAAAAACTGGAAGATAGGTTTTGCTAAGTCAGAAAATGGCTTTCAAAACGTAAGTTTCGTCAATTCTGTTCACACTAAAGATGGCGGAACTCACGTAGAATACATCACAAATCAACTCATAGCTCAGCTAAGAGAGATGATTAAGAAAAAGCACAGAGTTGAGGTAAAACCTAGCGATATTCGTAACCATCTCTATGTCTTTATCGATTCTACCATCATAAATTCCTTCTTTAGCTCACAGACAAAAGAAAAACTGATAACTGAAGTAAAAGATTTCGGCACTAGACATGAGGTTACTGATAAGTTAGCCAAACTTGTGTTCAAGTCCGAAATAATTCAGTCAGTCTTAGACTGGGTTGAGAAAAAAGCCCTAGCCCAAGAACGAGCTGAGCTTAGAAAGCTAAATAGTAACCTAGACAAGACCAAGATTCCCAAACTAATCGATGCCCAACGAAAGGGCGATCGCGGAGTCTGTGTTTTAGGAATATATGAAGGTCTTTCTGCTCTTTCTGCAGTTCGTAAGTTTAGAGACACACAAACGGTTGGTGCTTTTCCACTAAAGGGTAAGTTTATCAACGTTAGTGAGATGAAAAGCTCCGAAATCATCAAAAACGATGAGGCCGTTCAGTTAATGGCTTCACTAGGCTTGAAACTAGGCGAAGAACCAAACAGTTTACGATATGGAAGGATCTATATCTACACAGATGCTGATCCAGACGGTAATTCGATCGCTTCTCTTCTCATAAACTTCTTCGATAGGTATTGGCCTGAGCTCTTTGATCAGGGTAGAGTCTATAAGGTGATGACTCCGTTAGTTGTTGCCAAAAAAGGCACGAAGGCACTTAATTTTTACACAAACGATGAGTTTGAAAAGTGGAGTAAAAAGAACCAAGTAAGCTCTTGGGAAATAGAATACAAAAAGGGACTTGCTGCGTTAGAGGATAGCGAATACGAAGAGATAATCAAGAATCCATACTTAGTACAGCTAAAGAACGACAAAGACTATAAAGAATCACTACAGGCCTGGTTCGGAGGAGATTCTAAACCTAGAAAGGAGAGGATCTTAGCAAATAATGAAGATGAATGAAGTATTACAACGAACACCAACGTGCTCCAAAGTTTATAGCGATTTGGCTGATCGGAATAATAGGCATCGTTTCCATAGTTTGGTGGTTAGTTAGAACTTTTTTATGATTTCAGAGTAGAACATAAAAAATAACCTAAATTTATGATTCTTTCAGACTTCAAAAAACTAATTGAGCTGTCGGTGATGCGCTCCAAAAAAATCGACGCTGCGTTCGAAGTCGGAATAGACCTACTAGACTTTACTGATACTGGTAACGAGATTTCCAACCTTTTATTATCACAAATACTTACTACTGATGGCCTAGATTGGTATAATTGGTTTATGTATGAAAAAGGGGCAATCAATGATGGAATCGGTAGAGAAGACATAAAGGCCTATTCTACAACTGATGAGGAAGAGGTAGAAATAATAGCAAACGTTGACGAGCTCTTCGATTACTTAAAAACTAACAAATATTTTAAATGCGACCAGAAGTAAAGACTATAACTCAATACTTAGATACTGACTATAAAGAATACGCAAAATACGTCGTTGAAGAAAGAGCAATCCCTTCAGTGATAGACGGCTTTAAGCCTACTCAAAGAAAGATAATATTCGTCGCAAATAGGGTCTGGAGGACTGGAAATGAGAAGCCATTGAAGATATTCCAACTCGCAGGAAAGGTTGCCTCAGATGCTCACTATCATCACGGTGACGGATCTCTAAACGGCGCTATAATTACTATGGCACAAAAGTTTAAAAATTCAATGCCTGTGTTAGATTCAATAGGACAGTTCGGTTCCTTACGTTCTCCAGAAGCAGGTGCTCCTCGATACATATCCACCAAGCTACATCCCAACTTTAGACTGCTTTACAAGGACTTTGAACTGTTAGAGTCTAGACACGAGGAAGGTAATGAAATAGAACCCATGTTCTTCTTACCCATAATTCCAACTGTTCTCCTAAACGGAGGAAGTGGAATCGCTGTAGGCTTTGCGACAAACATCCTAAACCGAAACCCAATCAACCTAATTGATGCTTGTCTAAAGAAGCTTGAGGGTAAAAGGTTTGAAGACCCTTCTCCATGGTATCTAGAATTTAATGGAGAGTGTATCCAATCACCAGACTCTCACCTTTCTTGGATATTTAGAGGTAAGTATGAGATAAAAAACACATCAACTGTTGCTGTTTCTGAATTACCTCCATCCGTCACTTATGAGAAGTTTGACCAGCATCTGATCAACATTGAGGAAAAACGCAGCATTGCAGCATACGAAAACAACTGTAAGTCTAACATCAACTACACCATAAAGTTTAGAAGGGAAGACCTAAAGACCATCAAAGATTCAGTCAAGCTAGAACGACTTCTAAAGATGGAAGAAAAACAGACTGAAAACTTTACCGTTCTTGATGAAAACGGCCAACTTAAGATATTTACCACAGCCAAAGAGATAATCGAGTATTTCGTTGACTTTAGATTGAGCTATTACTCAAAAAGAAAGGCTCACATAATAAACAAGCTAGAGTCAGAACTCTTGGTGTTATCAAATAGAGCACGTTTCATTAAGGCAATAATCGATGGGGAACTAGTGGTAAACAACGTTCCTAAGAGTCAAATCATACTTTACTTAGAGACTGCTGATTTTGATCAAGTAGATGGTTCTTACAATTACTTACTAAACATGGCAATCCATACCTTGACTCTAGAAAAGTTTCAAGAGTTGCTAAACCAGTTAGAAGGTAAGGAAGCAGAGTTAGAGAAAATTAGAAGCATTGAGCCCATTCAAATGTATAAAAGTGATCTTTTAGAGCTAAAAAAGGCCTTGAATAAAACTTTTTAATTTCTTCCAAGTATAACTAGCATAAAACATACAAAATGAAAATCACGTTATTAGTACTTTTTTTATCTTCAGGATTAGCCTTTGCTCAAGCAAACTTTGTTAGTAATGACCTAGTTGTTTCTAACTTAGAGAGAGACACAGTTTACATCAAGAACGATCCTACTGGTAAAAACATCTATCGGTCTTGGATCTATGATCCATACTACCATGGAAAAAAGGTCACTCCAATACTCGTAGACGACTTAACAGTCTATCATCAAAGATATGAAATATTAGCAGAATCGACAGCGATTGAGTCTAAAAGAAAAAAGAAGTCTAGAAACAAGAGATGATGGGAAAAAATAAAGCGATTAAAACACGAATCGATATAGCCGAAGAACTAAGTAACTTAGACATCATGCTTGAAGGGAATGCTTCAAAACCAAACGAAGTTGATGATACAAAAAAGGTTTCCTGTTGGAGACCCTTGTCTGACGGTGAATATTGTCCTGCCCACGCAACGATAGCATCAGTTCCTTCAGGCCTATACGAACCTGTCTACAATAGGGACGTAAATCAAGTCATCTTAAAACGTCTTCCATTTAAGACCGATGAACTGTATGAGTTACCTTCTGCTGAGATCCAAGAGATCCTTTCTGACATCAACCGATTTTGGGAAAGCAAAGAACTCTATAGCAATTATAAGTTCGTTCACAAGAGAGGTATTCTTCTATATGGCGAGCCGGGTTGCGGTAAGTCTGGAATCATACAGCTCTGCGTTAAGCAAATCATTCAGCTTGGAGGACTTGTGATAAACATCAAGGACGAAGATTCAGTAGATTACTTTATCGATTTCATGCCCTTGTTTAGAAGCATCGAGCCGACTAGGCCGATCGTAGTAATCCTTGAAGACTTGGAAGCAATTGCCGGAGAAGGCAAGTATGCAACCAGCCAATTGCTAAATATTTTAGACGGAGTTAAGCAGATAGAAAACGTTGTCTACATCGCTACGACCAATTATCCAGAAAAACTAGAAGAACGTATCTCTAATCGTCCGTCTAGATTTGACCGTAGATATCAGGTTGACATGCCTAATTCTGAGATCAGGGAGGCATACCTAAGAGCAAAACTAGGAAAAAAGATAGAAGATATAGACGTGGTTCGTTGGATAAAGAGAACAGAGGACATGTCCCTATCCCACCTAAAAGAACTAGTCATATCAGTATTCCTATTAGATAAGACGTTCGATGAGGCGATTGCCTTGCTTGAAGGCATGAAGGTCAAACCTAAAATAAAAAAGCCTAACGAAAAAACGATAGGCTTTAGTTCTAAAGATTGACTGGAAATAGATTCTATTGTAGAGTCAATAGATATTTAAGCTTGTTGATTTCTGCTAACATCTCGTCACGCAGGTTTAATAAGTCAGTATCCTTATTAGAATCTAATTGATTGTCTAGAGACAATAAGAACTCACAAATTACTCCTAAGAACTCGTCTTGGTCCATCTCACCGATGTTTACTAAGTTAATAGAATCGTCCTGTTCGATGATTACTCTACCGTATTTTCCCATATAGATCTCAGTAAAGCTATCTACTAGGCCGTCTAGAACCTCATACGCTTCTCCGTATGCAACGTGTTTTGCATATGATTTGGTCTGCCAGTGTAAGACCTTTAGTTGCGAAAGTATGCCTAAAAAGGCTGATGCAAATGTTGCCATTATTCCTTATGCTTTGTTTTTTTCAACAATTGACCAGATGGTACCAACCAAGGTAATTATTCCACCAATAACTTCGTTTGAAGTAGATTCATCAACGATTCCTTTCATGATTAAGAGACCGCCTATAAAAGTTAAGCAGTGTCTTACTATTCCGATTACTTGTTCTTTATTCATCTTTGTTCGTTTTATTTATTTATCCCTATAAACAAGAAAAAGGAACCCGAAGGTTCCTTTTTCCTTTATAGTTAGTTTAATACTAGCTAAAGTTTGCAGGTGCAACACCACCAGTAAGAACTGCGATATCACCTTGGATATCCATGTTAACATACTGTGTTTCAGGGTGCCATCCAGCTTCAGTAATCGCGTAACGAGATTTCATACCGATTTTTGGAGAGAATGTACCCTCTGCGATAGTCTGAAGAGATTCAGCCATGATGTACGGCATGAATTTAACTCCAGGCTCTTCGTCAGCACCTTTACGACCGATAGCAAGTCTAGTATCTCCCCAAGATAAGTTAGGGTCAACATAAACTTGTACACCGTAAACTTTACCAGCAGGGTAAAGGTTTCCAGCAACACCAGTCATATCAGTTGGAACTTGTGCGATTGAGTAACCAGCAACATCAGCCAATGCAGAAGCAAGGCGTCCGTTAGTTACCATGAAAGTACCAGCTCCGAAACGTCCTCTGTGGTAGATCAAGTTAGCAAGTTCAAGAACTTTAGTAACTAATCTACGTTGCAATGTAGAAACGTTTTCGAAACCTCCTGTACCTGTAGAAAGGTCAAGAGTTGTGATTCCAGCACCTTCAACTAGGTCGATCTCAGCATTGTGAACATCAGCCATTTGGAATACACGGTCAACAAGTTGCTTGTTGATAGATTGAGCAAGATCGTTTACTGCAACGTTCTCTAACATAGAGATAACGTCGTAGTTCCATACTCTGTTCAAGTCTTGGATCTGCTCAACTGTTGCTGAGATAGAAACTTGGTCAGTTCTAGCTTCAACAAACTTAGTGAACATTCTTAGACCCATTTGACGGAACTTAGAGTTCTCACCAGCCTCACGAGACATTCCGTTAGGAACAGTACCAGTAGTAGGAAGGTATGAACCGCTAAAGTCAGTACCTGCATAGTCAGCATCTGAAACTGAAGTGAAACCAGAGATATGGTTTTCTAAAGCAGAAACTAATGCAACACCAGTAGTAGCACCTGAAGCGTTACCTCCGATTGTAACTGTGTTACCTACGATTGAATTAGCAAGGGTGTTTGTACCAGCATCTGATACTACCTTAGCGATCAATTGACCGTCTACGCGAGAGTAACCTACGAAGTGAAGTGTAAAGTCACCAGCACCAGAACCACTCACTGTGATTGCATCACCAGGAGTTGCAGTAGGGAAATCGTCTGCGTATGCACCTTCGATCTTAACTAAATAAGGATCAAAGTCACCAGCACCAGTTCTACCACCTGCATATAGATAATCCAAGTATGGAAGGAATCCAACTGGAGAATCCATAGGGATTACAGGAACTAGGTCAAAACCAATAGTTTTAGCAGCAACTTGAATCGCTACTGGTAACAAAGATGGGAACTTATCACCTGAACCAGAGTCAGAGTAAGAGTTCTTTGCACCACCAGTAAATGGAGTTTGAGAAGCTGTAGGAGCTACTGGGTTACCCATGAATCCACCAAGAGATCCAGGAGTTTGTAAAAATACGCCAGGAGCAGTTTGTTCGAACAATGGAGTAGCGTTATCAAAGATCGCGTGGTTGTGAGCATACTCAGCTAACCATGGAGTCTTTGCAACGTCTGCACCATATCCTTCCAAAATCGGCTTCCAGGTGTTTGTCAAACGATTGTCGCTTGAACGTCTGAAAATTTTTGTACGTGCCATTTGTTAAAATGATTTTTTTTAGTTTTTGTTATTTTCGAAGATCTGCAGATCTCTGTAGATTTTCTAGATAACTATGAGAGTAACCTCTCTGCATCTCAACTACCTGATTAACAGGCATCATACCTTCTGTACTTTGGCTTTCGTTGAGTTGTTGCAATTTATTTTGTTGTTTACCTTCTTCAATTCTGTATTGTACTCCTCTTAGGTCCATTTCGTCCCAAAACGCTTTGGCTTGGTAAGGAGTGTTTACTGTGTAAAGTTGAGCTTTAGCGTGGATTCTGTTCTTTTCGCTCTCGTTCATTTCAGACCATAGTGACTTGTAATCAACTGGCATGAATCTAACATAGTTAGGAACGTTTTCGTTTTTGTGATTAAGAACTGCTTCCATGATTCCTAATACATCGTTCTCATTGAACCATAGGGAACCGTTAAGAGCTTCAACGATTGCTTGTTTGCTGTCTGTGTCTAGACCGTGGAAAGACTTCTTGTTGTTTTCGCTCATAACCTTTAAGAAAGGATATTTACCTTCAAGAACAGCCTTAGCTGAAGAACTGTTGACTTCAGTGATAACTGCATCTACTTTAGAGATTAGGTTATCGATTGAAGTAGACTCGTTTAATCCAGCAACTCCACCAAGAACGCTTCTTCCACCTACTACTGTTCCTCCGTTAAGAGATTCAGCGATGTATTCAGAGTATCCGATGTTTTGATCAAGCCTTTCAGCAATATACTGTGCGTAATCGCGGTTAGCATTGATGTTTTCTCCAAGGTATTCAGCAAATTCGATCATGCGATTTGCTCCTTGTCCGATGTACTCAGAGTATTGTAATCCTTTGTCTAATTCTTCTGCTAAATAGTTTTGGTATTTTACAGA